TACTATCAACATAGAGTTCATGCTCTACTCTTTCACAATGTTCTTTTAGAGGATTATATTTAGAGACATATCTTTGCTCTTCAGAATTCCAAGACATATCTCTACTTTCATTCCACTCATTAGTAAAGGCATAAACCTCGAATGGAATCTGAACTTTTCTGCAGAACCAGATTAGATTGTATAACTGTCTTAGAGTATCTTGCATAATGTAATTCATAGAACCAGACCAATCAAGTATGAATACAAGGCCATGATTCTTACCATCAGGAACGATAGTTACTTTCTTGAATAGATCCTCATTGAACTTGTATGTGTGAAGTTTTGCTGTGTCAAGAACACCAGTGCGAGCAGTAGATGAACGAGAGTATGCATCAGCAGATTTCTTACACTCAAACTCTTTGACTAAGTAAGATACTTCTTTCTTTGCACTATTCTTAAATGCATAGAAGTCATCATCTGCTTCCTCAAAGATACCTTTAAGTTCTACATCCTCATACTGACCAGTTCTATTATTATATCGACAAACAGTTTTTCTTTCTGATAGAATCTCATCATTGTATTTCTTCTCATCTTTTGCAAAAGACTCATCTATGTAATCATGAACCTCTTGATTATCAGCGATGATAGTATCAAGACTAACTTGAGGGATACCAACATACACATGATCACGACCACCTGTGTTGATGAGTTCTCTAATATTCTCTTCTAACTTCTCAGCAGTTCTAACTTCTACTTCTTTGTCTATTGATCCAGTAGCTCCCTTCAATCCACCGACTTGTGTTGATCCCTGATCCCAAGGTTGGTTTGGATCAATAACTAACTTGTCAGGTGTTTCTTCTACTGGATCCTCTTCACCATCTTCGTCACTCTTTCCTTTACCTTTGCCTTGACCTTCTCCTTCGCCATCACCATTACCTTTACTATTACCACCCTGCATCTCTAACTCTACTAACTCTTCATCATCATCAGGCTTTGCATCTTCACCTTTTCTATCCATCTCTTCTTCACAGTAGTCATTAAGAACTTTTGCAGCATGAAGTGTATCATCAAATGTCTCAGCAGCATCAACTAAATCACGAATCTTTATCTCTTCTTCTGTAAAACTAATGTCAACAAATCTACCAATCTTGAAGAATAAGTTGATACGATCTGCAAGATTCATCTCATCAATGTCTAGATCATTTACACTAAAGAAATCCTGAGAATGTAACTCACTGTATCCATTGAAGAATGTCTTTGCAATACCAAGATACTTACGCTTCATCAACTTCTCAACACGAGCATCTTCAACCACATTCACAACACCGTGTGGAAGTGGATTATCTATTGACCAATCAAAATTAGGAGTGAAGAGTGCGTGTGATACTTCGTGACCAACAAGCATATCATATACTGAGTTGGTTGCTTTCTCCCATAATGGTAATGTTAGAACACGAGTTTCAACATTGAATGATGCGGTCTCAACTTGCTTATGTTCTACAATTAGATCTTCAGTTGCAAGTAGTTTGGCAAGGGTTGATTTGATTTCTTGTAATGACATCTGTGTTTCTCTGTATATGGCCATAATACTGCAAATCCACCTTGCGAGGGTGGATAGTGTGCAACTTTTTAAAGTGTCTTAGTCTGGCCTTTGCCTGTCGCAGGGCCTGTGGTTTCAGAGTTCGTTTCTGTTCTTTTTTTGAGTGATGTTGCCAATTAGGAATGTTCATCGGTCTGCACAGTATCAAGAATATTTATCATAGGAACCCATCCTATACTCATCATCATGGATATATCAGCTACATTATCATCAACTTCACCAGGTGTAAACTCTTTCACTGGTAAATCACCCTGACCAAATTTTTCTGCTAAACTCTTAACTGGAACCGACTCACCATATCCAATAGGAACAGGGCCTGTAAGTGTGCTAGGAGCAAGAAAACGTATGGCACGACAAACATCTTGAACATGAATCCAATCTCTTTTATGATTCGTTATATAAGTTGCCTTTTTGTCTCTGAGTAACCCATACATCATATTATCTCTAGTATCGGGGCCATAGACCGTTGTGAACCTCATTCCGACTGAATTAGGAGGAGCCATCTGCTCATTGATCCACTTACTCATAGCATATGGGTTCTCCCAATAATTACCATCAACAGCACTTGATGAAGCATATAGTAATCGAGTATCTGTTTCTCTACACCAATCAAACAATGGTTTTGCTTTGACCACGTTATTGATATAGTATGCATCTGGAGATGCTATACTCTCACGAATGTCTGCCCATGCAGCAAGATGAATGACTAGATCAAAGTCACCACCCTTGAAACTTGATACACAATCAGGATGATCTATGCCACGAACATGTGCATATCCTAGTTCTCTTCTCCAATCAGCAAAAACATGCCGACCAATAAATCCTTTGTGCCCTGTAATTAATACTTTCATGTCACTGGCCAATCAATAACTTTTCTAATTTGTTCATTATACTTCCATACTTCTTTGAGCATGTCAGCATTTACACCATGAGATTCCATCTGAACAATCAATGAGTTCAGATCTTTAGGAAAACATGTTCCACCAAATCCCCGATCATTATCTATACCAGGTACTTTAGTGTGTGATTTTCCTATTCTACTATCTGCGGTAACTCCTTCACATACCACATCATAATTCATTCTAGTTGCTTGACACAAATCATACAACTTATTGAAGTATGCTACTTTGTAAGCGAGGAATGTATTAGAAAAATATTTAATTGTTTCGCTTTCATCCGAGGTGGTAATGATACTTGGGATATTAGGGAAATGCTTGTTAAAGAAATCAACAAAATCATTGCATAGCTCAGGTTCTCCACCGACAATGTTTCTTTCTGAGTTGGCAAAATCTTGGATTGCATTTCTTGCTGTTAAGAACTCTGGATTGTGAATTACATTATGACGTTCGTAATATTTCTTTGTTGTTCCAATCGGCACTGTAGATTTAATTACAAATGTTCCTGTGATATTATCTGGTAATTGCTCGAAGAAATTATCTAGTATTGATAAGTCACACTCCCCACCATATCTCATGGGAGTAGGTAAACATACAAATATAAAATCCTGTTCTATTACTTCACTCAGTGTATTGAGTGATCTATTCTTATCCGTGTCATAGACTTTACACGGTGTCTTGTCTCTAAAGTTCTGGTAAACTGCGTTACCAACAAAGCCATTACCAACAATTCCAATCATGAGATAATCCTACTAAATCCTTTATGTTTTTCAAATCGAATGTGATCTTCAAATTTGTCTTCTAATCCATTCTTATGAGATATGATAAAGATGTTTGCATCCTTAATAACATATCTAATTATCTTTAAAAATTCTTCTGTTCCTGTAGCATCTAATGAACTATCAAATACTTCATCAAGTATCATTAAGTTAGTTGCTACTGAATTTTTAAACTTAGCAACTTCCCTCCATGTAAAGAGAAGTGCTAAGTCGATTCGTTGTTTCTCTCCTTCACTAAAGGAACTGTATGAAAAATCCTCATGTATTGGGGATTCAATGGTTTCATTAAACTCCTCATCAAGAGTAAAGTTTATGTAAAAATCCATCATCTGTAGATAACGGTTTACTTGCTGATTTATCAGTGGTAGATACTTCTTGATGATTTTAGTTTTAACTCCACCATCTTTTAGTAGTTCGTAAGTAAAGTTGTAGTATTTGATTGTCTGGTTGTGGGTTGCTAAGGACTCATAGGTCTCCTGTAAGGTTGACTTGAACTTTTCTAACTTGTTATGCTCAGTATTTCTGTTTTCAAGTTGTTCGGTAAGTGTTTGAATTTCACTTTCCAAATCTCGTTGCTGTCGTTGACAGTTAGAGATGAGAGTATTGTTTTTAGAAATGCCATGCGTAAGTTTAGTAATCTCCTTTGATAGTGTGGTAAATTGACGTTCCCTTTCTTGTTCTTTTTTTATTGTTTGTTCTAGTTCTTGATAACCAGACTGCAACTCTTTTGCTTTTAATTGAACGTCTTTAATTTTATTTAAGCGAAACGATTCCTCTATAGGCTGGGTGCATGTAGGGCATGTTACATTATCAGTAAAGAACTTGTGTTCCTTAGTAATGGTTGCTACTTTGTTGGATATTTGACCCTTGTAATTGTTAAGTTTCGCTAACGTATCTGATCCATATCCCAACTTCTCCTGATCCTCTGTAAGACCAAAAACTGTATCATTTGAT